CCGTCACATAAGAGCGAGTCGAGTGACGTGTGTTATTTCCAGTTTCGCAACGTGCTAAGTCTAAGTACCATTCTTTCCCCATTGGGTGGTTCCAGTCTTCTTTAGCAGCCGATGGTGCTGGAGCGAGTAGGGCAGTGAAAAGCGTGAACGCCATGATGAACTTTGTCAATCCTCAAAAACTTCTATTGGCAATCCCCAAGTTCCCCAACTATCTTGCCGGGTGGCCACGGAGGCCTGAACTATCAGATTTGTCTCAGGGTCTATAAACACCTGAACGAGTGTTGTTCTGTCTTTTGACACTAACGGAAGATAGGTCAGGACAAGTGGCTTTTCGCTCATGCGTCGTACCATTCCTCTGTCATCATTTGTTTCACTTGGTCTGGGGTTAGCAGAAACCCTCTGCTGGGGTGGTCTGAACCCTTGGCAAAATCCCATTTCTCAATGTGGCCTTTGTTTAGTCGAAGGTACTTTTTGAGTCTTGCCACGCTGACCAGTGAGAAAGCACCGGGGGCGTATCGGTAGGCCCACCATTCTGCTTTTGTGACGTTGATACCTGATTGACACCATTCGCCGTTGTCGTTCATGCATTGGGTTTCAATGGTCATTTTGCCGTTTCGGTATCGGTCTGCTTTGACTTCTACTTTTGACCCTTGGACAGAGTTGAAGAAAGCGACGAGTTCGGCTTCTGCTCCTTGGCCGTATGCCAAGTCAACTTTGAAGTCGAATTGTGGGTTGTACCCTGTTTGCGTTTTAGTCATGGTTTCCCTCCATAAGTCCATTATGACCTATGGGGGTGGCTGTTTGGAGGATGCGACCCTAGGCGCAGGAGGGAAACACGCCACGCCTAGAGCCTGTCAGATTCGGCTATGCCTTGTCTGAGTTGGGTTTTGGCAACGCTCGCCATGCTGCTTCGAGGGCTTTTGCGTCTTTTGCCAAGTTCATTTCAAGTTCAAAGTGAAGCCATGCTCCCCCGAATGAACCTGCGTTGTCTGTTTTGTTGAAGATTTTGACGCCTTTTGTGCCTTCTCCACGGCTACAGCGATAGCCACGCCCATAGGCCGTCTGGTCGCTGTCAGGCTGTTTAGGGTCTCTGTAAGCGTAGTCGTGCAGTTCGCACAGTCCTAGGGCTTCTGAGTGCTCAATCAGCCAATCCCACAGTTCTTTTGCTTGGCGTCGTCCTTCACGAGTTTTGGGATAGCCCACGTCGCCAGCCACACCCAAAGAATGGACGCTTAGGGTTTTTTTGCCTCTCATGTTGCGAACAACCCATGTGCCCAAATTGGTAAATGATGGGTAGCGCCGTTTGCATAGGTCAACGAACTTTTCTGTTCCTGCAAGTTTTCCTGTGCCGGGTGTGGTCACTGGGTAGTAGGGGTATTTGCGTGTCATGGTGTTGGTGGGTCTTTTGGTTTGTCTTTAAGGCCGTTGCCTGCGAGTAGTCCTATGAGGCCACCTGAAAGGGTGAGCAACATACTGCTCAATACAGACCAAGCCTCTGCGTCATTGGGTGCCTGTTCGAGAGGCTGTGTCACGAATAGAACGCCGTACAAAATTGCTATGACGCTAAACAGGAATGATGCTGTTAGTCCTATGCCTACGGTTAGCACTAGGCGTGCTTTGACTTCCTCGTTTGTCAATTTTTCTCTAGCCACAACGGCCTCCTCCTATTTGTACGTCTGTGCCAATGGTGACTGGCAGTTTGTTTTTGATGCGTTCGCAGTTCACTCTTGTACGGTCGGCGCAGGCTGTGAGGGTGATGGCGAGCAGGCTCATCAGGGCTAGGCGTTTCATGGTAAACGACAGCCAAACAATTGATAACTGCCAGTCATGTTTCCTGAAGCTACAGAAATTCTCATACCGTCATACGATGTTGAGTTTGTGTTTGCTCCCCAAATTGACTCTGTGCTATTTCCACTATTCCGATTGAAAACATTGATAATGCGAGTTGGTTCAGCCACCTGTGGACAAAAAATGTCTGCAGTCAATGCGTGATACGCAGAAGCATCATTCGCACCAATTCTTACGCTGCTTGCACCAGTAGTTCTTGAAGCGCTTACAGTTGTACCGTCTACAGACAAAAATTGGTATTGGTATGTTGAAGTTGAAATTGTTGAACTACCAGAGCGTAATTGCCAACTAAAAACGTTTCCACCAGCCGAACTTTGGCAGTCCAAAATAAGCCGATAGTTACGGTAAGTAGAAGTAAATTTTGAGTCGATTAGAATTTCGGTCACAGCACTAAACGATGCTCCTGCTACAAACACATAACCTGAGTTAGCCAAATAGGTGTTTGTGTCGCTCGCTGTGAGCACCTCACCAGTCGTAAAAGTCTTTATAGCCATGTTTAGTATCCTAACTTGTTGTAATCGAGCCTGCCGAAAGTCGTGTTATTCAAAAGCAAATAAGCGTTCAGGTCTGCACCCGACACAAAATAAGTGTATGAAGCACCGGCAGGGGTAGCAGTCACACTCACACCTTCAATCAAACACTGGTAAGTAGTGCCACGGAAAGTCACACCAACCTGAGTACCAGCCGACAAAATAATTGAACTAGAAGCACCAATTACGTCTAACTGAAAATCAGCCTGCGCCTCAGCAATACAAGTAAAAGAACTAATAGCGAAACGAGCAGTTCCATAGTTCCCAAGCAGGTAGTTGGCGTAGTCAGTGGCTTGACTGTTGCTGGCATTCAACGTGTTCGTCTGGTACGCCCGATAAGGCACTGCAGCGCCAGCCTTCGTCACAGTCGCAGCTCCAAACGATTCAGGAGTCACCGTCACCTGTGTGTAGAAGTTGTCGGCAAGGCTGTCAAAGTTGATTTTGCTATACACCTGATTGGTTGAGTTGTTAGCCACATCAGAAAAATTGATTGTGCTCACATTCGAGTTGAACGGACTCACAAGCGTTGTGGCGTTACCAAACTCCCTGATGCGTGCATTGGTTGTCTGGCACACTCTTGCCACCCAGTCGCCCCAAGTGCTACTAACCGTTGTTGCAGCCATCGCTGGTGAACCAGTAGTGCCAGTCCACGAAAGCGTCAGCCCTGTTTGTGTGTTTGCAGCAGTCAACTGGTTAGCAACCGTGTCGGCAGCCATTGCGTAACTGTTGCCCTGCATACGGCCAAAACGAGCAAAACCACCCTCAACAGTGATGGTCAAATAGTCAGCCTGACCGACACCACCAGCAAACGGAATGCCATACTGCGCCGTGACGTCAGAAACAAAACCAACCCAAATAATGCGTGGCGTACCCACACCAGTGGTGTTTTCAATTTTGATGTATGTACCAGCAACTAACGCCGTGATAGGAGACGCATAGCCAGTTGGGTAGCGCATCTCAATAGTGCCCACACCCGATTTGACTTGGTCTAACTGTGCTTGCCTACCAATGCTGAACTGAATGTTCTGCACGTTAGTGAGCGCAGTCCAGCCGACACCGACAGGGTCTGTCGAGTAATACACCGTGTAGGTCTGTAAAGCCATGGCTAGTAGATGTTGCTCACACGAATAGGAACAGAACCGTTTTGCCTCATGTAGGTGCGTAGAGCGTTCACGACGGATTGAGGGTCGCCACCGTTCACGTTGATGTTGACAGTCGTGCCACCACCCATGCCGAACTCACCCATACGGTCTAACGGAATCACAGCCTCTGGGCCACGGCCTTCACCAATCATCGCCAGCGTCGGGCCAGTAACAATGCCACCGTTAGCCAACATCGGAATGTTAGGCATCTCAAAACCCTTGCCACCAATACCGGGCACCCAAGACGGAACTTTGAAAGAGAACTTGCCGATGGTGTTATTCCAGATGGTAGCAATGCCGTTGAAGGCTTTTTTGAATACATCTACTAACAGATTGACTGCTGGAATCGTGACATTATTAACGTACCATTTGATAGCGCCAAAAACATTGTCAACAACTTTTCGGAAACCTTCAAACTTTGTGTAAGCAATAGCAAGACCAGCAATGAGCGCAATGACGCCAATGGTGATAAGCCCAATTGGGTTGAGTGCCATGGCAATGTTTATGGCCACGATGGACGCTGCAATGGCTGCTAACGCTCCAGCAATAATCATAAATGTTTCGGGGTTGTCTTGCGCCCAGGTTGCAAACTTCTCAAGGTATGGCAACAACTTTTCAACGGCTGGCAAAAGTGCTGCACCAATAGATTCTTTTGTTTCGTCAAAACCAAGTTTGAGTCGAGCAAACTTGCCTGCCGTGGTTTCGGCTGCATCTGCAGCTGCGCCACCAGTGGTCTGAGCAAGTGCAAACATGACGTCTTCAAAAGTTGAACCGTCCTTTATCATCTGACGGTATTCAGGAGCAAGTTTGCCTAGGGCTGCAAGGTTGCCACCATAGGCTTTTTCCAATGCCCCTACGACGGTCTCCAGTGGTTTGCCGGTGGCTGCAGCAATGTCCATTGCTTGAGTTGCCAACTCTTGCGCCGTAGTAACTGAACCAGTTGCCCTAGCGAGCCGATTCAAAGTCGGCCTCAATTGGTCGTCCGAAATTCCGAGCAGTTGACCTTGCGCCGTTATCCAGTCTTCGACGCTGGCAATCTGTGCATCATTTGCGCCAGTGGTCTTTCTTAGGCTGTTAGCGAGCAGGTCTTGGGCTGCAGCGTCTTCAATAGCGCCTGACACTGCGTCGCCTAAAACGACGGCTAAACCAGCCAAGGCTGCAGCTGCAGGGACGGCTGCTTTCTTGATAGCAAACTGGGCTTTCTTGCCAGCGCCTTCAAGGTTTTTGAATTCGTTGATTGCCTTGGAAACTCCACCTCCGTCAAAGGTGCTTATGATTGGTATAGCCAGAGCCATTAGTTCAGTTCTTTCTGGACACGCTGAATGGCATCCATTGAGAGGCGTTGTAAAGCCTTTTCAATTTCGCCACGCTTCCTAAATACAGAAGGCCCAAGAACTCTCGTCTGGTTGGGTTTGAGTGGCCCTAGAGAGTCTCCCAGTGTGTT